GTCGTTATCATAACGGTAGTATCGGTAATGTTATAGATTTTACCTCTGAGGGTTTTCCTGTTGTGAACTTTAAACACCCGACAGTGGTTTATCCTGATGAGTGGGAGCTACGGTCGGGCGACAGAATAACAGCAGCGATTACACAAATACCACTGCGCTTAGCCTATGCCATCACCGTTCATAAAAGTCAAGGCATGACATTGGACGCTGCGGAGATAGACCTTAGAAAGGCGTTTGTTGAGGGCATGGGTTATGTGGCGCTTAGCCGAGTAAGAAGTTTGGATAATCTGTATCTTAGGGGAATAAATCGGCGAGCGCTGATGGTATCAAAAAAGGCTCAGCAGATTGACGCCGAGCTTCGTAATAAATCAAAACTTTTGGCATAAAAAAAGACCCCTGAGAGGGGTCGGGGTCTATAAAACCTAATGGTTTTTGAGAAGAAAGGAGTTGTAGAGAAAACTCTACACTGCCTACTATAGCACACCATTTAGGTTTTGTCAAGGGATAAAATGAGCATTTTGTAAATTCTACAACAGATTATTGCTTAAAGGTATTGACTTTTTGTAATATCTGTGCTAGGATAAAGTAAGAAAGGTAGCAATGGGTGCAATAATATTATTAATAATTGTAGGCATCATATACGCGATAACGTTTAAAATGACAAAGGAGTTGTAATGAGTGAACCAAAGACACTTACCTATCATAGTAAGTTAGTCGGCGTCACGTTCGAGGGGCGACAGGACATTATTTCTACCCTACGAGGCAAAGAGCCTTTGCGGGTCAGGCGAGAAAAGGATAACAAATACGACCCGCGGGCTGTTGCTGTTGACGTTTACAAAAACGATGAATGGCTTCCCATTGGATACATCGCCAAGGATAAAAATAAAGACATCAGCGAAACCTTAGATGCTGGCAACACAGTGTATATTTCCATAAGCGATATTACAGGTGGTGGAGACAGGTCCTACGGGGTGAACATTTCGCTTGAATATAAGCTAACAGAGGAAAATGCCGTAGAAGCTCGTGAGAGCGTCCCTAGCAGGGCTGAAACCCTTAAGGTGCTTAACTACCTTACTAAAGCCGTTGAGGGGGCTCAGAGCGGCTCTAAACGCGTCACAGAGGCATATACGTCGCCATTGACTGGCGAAACTATCGAGCTCGAGGTCGTGAATGGCCACAAAGAGCTTAAGGGCTTCATGAGCGGGAGTAAATTCCCCGAACAGTTTTACAAGCCATTTGACCATGAGGGCGTTCTCACCGCCATGGCTGAAAAATACAATGTTGATGCTGGCGCTATTGAGGCTATGTGGAAATTAAATAATGAAGCTTCCACCGGCTATGGCACAGCAATCCATGCAGCGCTTGAGAATTACGACCGGAACTTCAAACTCGGCGACAAGATGAAGTCTGTCAAGGAGTTCAAATCAAAGCCGACGGAATACGGGCCAAATAAGGCATTGAGTAAAAATCCGTTCATCAAAAAGATTGTTGAGGATTTTCAGGAAAAGTTCGGCGGAGATTACGAGCGATTGTCTGAGATATTTATCTGGGACACAGGACTGAAGTTTTGTGGCTCCATCGACCGAGTGAAGATTGTTGACGCGAAAAAGAAGATTGTACACGTGCAAGATTTTAAGACTGATGGCAACATTCACAAAAAGAAATACCAGCTCGCCGACAGTCCGTTCAAGGATAAAATCGGTAATGAGCTGCTTGATTACCACTGGCTGCAACTAAGTTTCTATGCGTTCTTACTCGAGATTAAGGGCTATACCGTGGAGGGGCTAGATATTTACTGGCTAAACCCTGATAAGCTCTGTACTGGTGAAAACGCCTGGGAGGAGTTCAACAGCAAGCCAATTGATATTCGGGAGGTCATTATAAATGAATGATAAAATAGAATATGAAGACCCAGAAAAGGTAATAGCAATATTGAAAGGAGACGATGATGTTCAGCAGGACTAAAGAAAACACCAAGAACGACATATTTATATTACGCGAGCGGGTGGCTCATGTAGAAAAAGAGCTTGACCGAATACAGACGAATGGTGTCGCCACGGCAATTGACAAGCTGAATCGAGAGGTTTTCAAAAAAACAAAGCCGACTGGCGACCGTTACAGGATGATAATGAGCAGTCTGTTTGAAGAGGAGTTCCCTCAGGAGGCGACATTATCCGCCAAGGTCGATGCTATTATCGACCACCTCGGACTTGAGATTAAGGTCGAGCCAGAGCGAGTGGAGACATTACCAGCCAAGGTGAAAGTAAAGAAAATCAAGAAAGGACGTAAATAATGCCACAAATTTGGAAAGTAACAAAAGCCTTTCAGTCGGCTAATCGTGACACTGGCGAAGTTGATGTTGTTAAGACTAAGGGCGGAGATATGCACAAGTTTATGGTGCAGGTTGAAAACCAGCCAGTCGAGGGTTGGTTGCAGCTTCTAAAAAAAGTTGGCAACAAGATTAATGTCGGCGATGAATTGTATGGCGACATTGTTGAGAATAATTGGGGCAAACCACAATATATTCGCGCAGACCGCCCGCAGGGCATGCCAGTTAAGCAAAGCAAAACACAACCATCGGGAGAACTAGAGCGAAAGATTGACTATCTTATCTCTCTGGTTGAAAACTTTCTCAAACATCAAGGCGGCGAAAAATCCGCGGGGACTAGTGGAGGTTCTCAAGGTGATGACGCTCCCGCAGACCTTACACAGCTAGACTTTTAGGAGGCGACATGGAACCAGAGAAGCTAATCGAAAAGATACAATACATTAATAGCAAGTTTTCTGACCCTGAATGGCTGAAAGCTCAGAATGGTAACGTTCTGAGCTATACCGCCATAAAGCTGGCGGCGATGAAAGGGTACTTAATCGACGCGAAAGCAACCGCACAATCGGACATGCTTGAGTACGAGATTGAGATGGAGACCGAAAAGGGCAAAGCATACCTCAAGATGAAAGATGAGCACGGCGCAACAGCTGCCGTTGACGCTAAGAACACTGTAGATGAATATATTGCAGCTAAATATCGATATGTGGGCGCACGAACGTTTTATGAAAAGCTAAGGAGCGTTGTCTCGGACACTCACGACCTTATCGAGGCAATTCGTAGTCGGATTATTGACTTACAGAATGCTCGCAAGGACGAGGGTATCGGGTAATGGGCTTTCAGCACATGAAGGAGATTATCCACAAAGCATCTTCTTCTAAGGGGGGCAAGATAAGGGGCAAAAAGGGCCTTGCAGCCATGCCCCTAGAGAAGCGCCGAGAGATACAATCTAAAGGAGGTAGAGCTGTACATGCAAATAAAGATAATCCACAGGCCAAGCAGACGCAAAAAGGTGGAGGTGAGCATACACCACTTCTGGAAACAATTCTTGGAGACCTAGATGAAGATAGTGATACCTGGCCAGACGCCTAGCCAAAAAAACAATAAGCAGATTATACCATCAAAACCACCACGCCTGGTGGACAATGCTATTGTAAAAAAATGGCGAGATAATACGGCCAAATACCTCAAGGACACCTATAAGAATAATCTGCGAGACAAACAGGTGATTGCTGTTTATACATTCTATCTAAAGGACCGTGTTAGACGAGACATCGACAATATGATTAGCTCATGTAATGACGCTTTAGTTCAATCTGGTATATTGTCAGACGACAACTGGAAGATATTGCGCATAGGCGGTGCGGAGGCGACAGTGGATAAAGATAACCCCCGAGCTGAGATTGTATTGTTTGAGGACGAATGGAGTGTTTGATTATGAAAAATACAGAACAAGCGAGGGAGCATGGCTCGCGTTCAGGAAAAGATGGCTCAGAGACAACCCGCCACTGGATACTGGCTATTATATGTGTGCGATTTGTGGTGATTGGGTTAGAGCGAGTGAAGTCACTCTCGACCACATCGAACCTAGAACGGCAGAAAACATCTATGATACTAACAATATTCAACCTGCCCATGGAGCTTGCAACTATCGAAAGGGTTCGCGTAGGTGGAAACCGAGGGTGAACAGAGAGACTTATGAGTTTCTGAACTTTTTAAGCAACATGTAGGAGAGCTATGAAGAAGAAAAGAATGCCGTTTGTTAAGTGGTTTATTAAAAAGAACAATGTTCCACACCAAAATAATCCGCGAATTGTCAAGGCAACCAGCAAGAATGATAGAGCATTTCTTGATAAAAAGTAAATTTCACAACACAAAATTCAGAAAAACTATTGACTTTTTGAATAAAGTGTGCTAAGATGAATAGTGAAAGGGGAAATATAATGAGTCGAATCAAAAAACTTGTACCTAGTACGGTAAATGAATTTGATGAAATTGACTTCGCAGAACCAGTAGAAGCGTAGCGACGCTGTTTGTGAACGAACTGGGGAAGTCTATCCCGTTTTATATTAGCTAACGAAAGGCACATTATTAGTACCAAATTAAATTGGCTACGCCGCAACATACTTACTATTGCTGTGGTTATCCTAATCATCTTAAACGTGGTTGTCCTTGTAAAACATACAGACACTACAAAGACCTTGCAGGACGCACGTGTACAGGTGGTTGAAGACAAGAATGCCCATAAGACGACGTCTAAGCGCTTCTCAGAGCTTAAAAGGCAAAAGATGACCGTAGACTCATCTATTCATAAAGAACGCCTTAAAACGGCTGAGAAAGCCAAGGAGATAGAATCTTTAAAAGCGAACTTGCAAGCTAAGAAAGAGCGAGAGGCTGAACAAGCCAGACTAGCTTCAGAGCAAGCAGCACCAGCGCGGGTGGAGACAGCACAGTCCAAACCAGCGCCTGTCGCACAAGTCTCTGGAGACAAACACTCTTGGCTTGCAGCAAGCGGAATACTGCAGGCTCATTGGGGATATGTAGACTCTATTGTCTCCCGTGAATCAAGCTGGAATCCAAATTCTGTTAATAAATCGTCTGGGGCCTGCGGGCTAGGTCAGCAACTGCCCTGCGGTAAATGGCCTGGCGCATGGAATGACCCAGTGGCAGCATTAAAGGCAATGAACACCTATGTCGTTGGACGCTACGGCGGGTGGCCTCAGGCTGTTGCGTTCTGGAACGCCAACGGCTGGTACTGACAACAGGGGACCCCTATCGGATAAGACGTGGGGATAAAGGCTAGCAAACAATCATTAGTGATGTCCCGCTGCAACCGAAGCGAGCGGTTATATCTCGCATATTATTACCTCGTCCCTGTAGCCATAGATAGCAAGCAGGGGCTGTACAGCGAGGTCGGCCCGACGGGGCTTTGGGGCATAAACGGATTAGACCAGGTGTTAAATCCTGCATTAGGCAGCGCCTGGCACGAGGGTTCGACTCCCTCATGCCCCTAACAAGCATTAAATAAGGCGGAGTATGCCGTATAAAGATAGAGCCAAGCAGCTTGAGTTTCAAAAAGTGCACCAAGCAAACAAGACATTTGAACGTCGGTTTATTGTATTGGAGTTTCTTGGTGGTGAATGTGTTGAGTGTGGTGAATCCGACAAGCGATGCTTGCAGATAGACCATATAGAGCCCATACTCAGGAAGCCTGGAGACACTAAATATGGATATAAAACAGTGTTAGATGTTTATATGGATAGGGAAGCTACCGAAAATTTGCAGATACTCTGTGCGAACTGTCACTGCAAAAAGACAGGGAGTATAGATAAGTTTAAGTTTTCGAGCTGGAAATCGTAACATGCTCCACCAAATAAATACACAACAGTATTGCACCGACTAAACAGGCGCAGCATGTCCTGGACTTTCTGACCAAGAGTAGGGAAATAGACGACCAAGGTGGTGGGCCCTAATAGGCGAAAACTGTCGATAATAGGTCACGACTAGGCCTACAAAACGTTGTGTATTTAGAGGTTTGTGTGTGGGATAAATTGGCGCAGCGACCCCCGAAAAAATGTCTGCGCCTCCACAGCAGGGTAAGGTGTTACGGTAGCACATGTGGTCTGGAGCCATGAGGCCCAGGTTCAACTCCTGGTGCCCTGACCAAGTTAAGAGAAGAAAATGGGGAGATGGACGATTACGAATATGAATTATTGAATATGTCCCAGCAAGAAATGGAGCAGATAGCTAATGGAGATGACTCCGAAGATATTAATTTATGACCTGGAGGTTACTCCAACACTAGGGTGGACATATGGACTTTACAAAACAAATGTGATTAAGGTGGAACAAAACCCTAGCATTATGAGTATTAGCTGGCGGTGGTACGGCGAGAATATAACTAAGCACGAGAGTTTGGCTACTATACCGCGAAAGAAAGGTACTAGCGCGAACCTCGCTTTAGTTAAACTTATACACAGCCTGTTTAACGAAGCGGATATCGTTGTTGCACATAATGCCAACAGGTTTGACAACAAGGTTGCAACAGCGAGCTTTCTGAGGTATAACTTAGCTCCGCCGTCACCGTATAAGACAGTAGATACACTAGCCGTGGCGCGGAATGTCGCGAGGTTTAACAGCAACAGCCTTAATAGCCTTGGAGAGCTGTTCGGGCTTGGTTCTAAAACAAAGATTACTCACGGAGATTTATGGTATGACTGTCTTACGGGAAGTGGCAAGGCCTGGAAACAATTGAAAGAATATAACAATCAAGACGTGGACTTGCTTTATGCGATTTACGAAAGACTGCGACCATATATTAAAAACCACCCCAACCTTGGAGACATTACACAGGTTGACGGGGTTTGCCCAAAGTGCGGAAGCAGTAATCTTGAACGACGCGGTTTTAACATGAGGCGAAATGGGAAAGTTCAGCGCTACCAGTGTAGGAACTGTGGTGGCTGGACTAATGAATCTAAGTTGAATAAAAAAGGTAGACTAGTTAACGCTTAATAAGGAGAAAGGAATAGGAATTATGAGCGAATATGCATCAGGAGTTAATAATCGGCCAGAGCAGCCAGCATTACCAGATATGGAGTTGCCTGACATCATTAAAAACATGACACCAGACCAGCGCATACAAGAAAAGCGACGATTGTTATCAGAGATTTCGGACAGAGAAATTCTGTGCAATATAATCGACAAGGTTAATGACGCAGAGGGAATTAACGTTGAGTTAATCAGCTAAAATAGCGCATGGCGGAGACGTTATTGCACTACGAGTTCCCTGATAGGCGGAAAGAGGCTGAAGCCATAAGACATATGCACCCAGACCGTGTGGGGAAACTGCGGGACAAGATAAAAAATCGTCTTGAAGATTTGCTGGCGTCGTGTGATGATTACTTTGAAAATTTGATAGAGTCCCACTGTGATATATGCGGTAAGTGTGGGTATGCTTATTTTGACCTGCCCCCAGGCTGGGGGTGGCTAGATAATGGAGCTATGCTCTGTGATAAATGTCAGGAAAAATGGGAAGAACGCTTTGGTGAGACACCAAAAGTAAATAGGAGTGGGGGCGGAATGGTCGGAGAGGTCGATGGTTAAGTTGTCGCGGACACTAGGCACAACCGATAATCCCAAGATTTATAAGCGGCTGAAGAGGCAGAGGGACACAATCTGTTCGTTTTGTCCGCCGAACCGACGGGAGAACGCCAACAGTTATACATATAAAAGAAAGAAGAAAGAATATCAACTACCGCCCAGCAAGAAGTGGTACGGTAAGGTTGTATGGTAGAGGGGTCAATAATGAATGAGATAAATAATATACTAGATGAGCGTGGCAAGCGCTATGGTAGCTTTATGGGGCACGCTACGGTGTCGCAAAACATACAATCAGCAATACTTGTCGGCTTTATAAACAGTCAGAACGTTAGTTCTATCAGCGACATTGATGAAGATATGGCAGAGGCTCTGTTTATGATTGCTCATAAGATTGGACGTATTGTCAATGGCGACCCATGGTATGCTGACTCATGGCTAGACATTGCTGGGTATGCTAAACTAGCTGCAGATAGGCTAGAAAAGAATATTGAGCATTAGATGGGCCAGGGAGATAATTAAACTATATGGAGAACAGGAACAGACCTAGACTACTCCTCTTAAAGGGGCTACCAGCATCAGGCAAGAGTACCTATGCTAAAGAGTTAGAGAAGCAGGGTTGGGCTCGTGCAAATAAAGACGATATCCGCAAAATGTTCTTTTCTAACTATACACATAAGGACGAGGCCGAAGTTGTTCGAATGGAAGACGCTAGGGTTGTTGCCGCCCTACTAGACGGGAAGAATGTTGTCGTTGATGATACGAACTTTGCACCAAAACATCGGCGACGACTAGAAGCAATAGCACAAAAGCATGGCGCTGAATTCAAGGTTATGTTTATTGACACGCCACTTGAGGAGTGCATCAAACGAAATCGAAAACGCGCAAACAGCGTCCCCCTGGAGGCAATCCTTAGCATGTACAAAAAATATATAGCACCTTACAAGGAAGAGCATGTTACGTATAATGATAAAAATAATGAAGCTATTCTGGTGGACATTGATGGTACTCTTGCTCATATCGATGGTGATAATCCTCGCAGTCCCTATGACGCTAGCCGTGCTATGGAGGACACTCTTGACGACGCTGTTTCTGCTGTCGCTGCTATGTGTTACAAGCATGGTTATCGTGTTGTTATACTTACTGGCCGTCATAGTGGCCATCTACAAGTCACTAAAGACTGGCTCGCTAAAAACGGGGTCAATTATGACGAGATTTATTGTCGTGACGAGGGAGATAAAAGACCTGACTACGAGGTAAAGCGCGAGATATTCGATAAGCACATCAGAGATAAATATAATATTAAGTTTGTTATTGATGATAGGCCATCGGTATGCCGTATGTGGCGGTCGCTTGGGCTGAAAGTGTTGCAGGTAGGAGACCCACATGTTGAGTTTTGATAGATACGACAAATACGGTCAGGTTTTACACCCTGGCGATGTGTGTGCAAGAGCAGCTAAAGGCGGGGTAGAGCTCGCAGTTTACAAGAAGCATAGCTGGGGCACTAAGAGAAGCAAAAGCGAATTTGGGCGTTTCATAACACCCAATGGTGAATGTAGTGTTAAATACTCTAGCGTAGCATTTGTGTTTAATCCGATGGGCGACAGGCGCGCCAGGGCAGAGCAGTTAACAAAATTAGTAAGAGAATTCTACGAGGGGAGATAGACATGAGACTTATCAAGGGTTATAAACTCATTAGCCAGAAAGAGCTAGACGAGAAGATAGTGGACGCTGAGAAACGTGGCGGAGAGAACTCCAAACAGCGTATCAAGGAACTAAAGAGGTCGGTTGAGAAGAAAAACAGAGAGATTGAACTACTAGAAAATGAACAAGAGGACGCCGAAGAACTGCTAGAGCGCACAATTGAGCGACTAGAAGCTAAGATTTCTGTATTAGAGAATGAACGCGACGACGTCCGAGAGGTCGAGAAGCAATCGTTAAAGAACGCTGACACTGTGGCAATTCTGAACGCAAAAGAGAAGAGCCTTGACAGGCGTGAGGCTAGCCCTAATAAGCGCGAGGAAAAATTGGTCGACATGGAGGAAACTAAAAACATGGCCGCATACGCAGACGGTTTGGCAGATGGGCTACGTAAGGCTCATGAGATTACCGAGAAAGACCGCGAGAATGCACTCAAGGTGGCTATGGTGTCCGCAGCCTCCCATACATCACCAGAAACGATGAGGGAGATAAATAATGACCACCAAATTACAACAGGTAATAGCGAGAAGTAAGGTCGCCACACTCGACGACAAACTAAGAGGTATCGCTGAACGAGCTCTTAAAGAAAAGTTTGGCGACAAAGAGCGCCATCGCCGAGTGACGCTGGAAGACATCAGGCGAGTGTTGCTTAGAGATAGCTATTCCGGCGCCCTCTCTGATAAGCCCGTTGTAGAGAACCGCGATACGTATGACTTTAGGGCATACACGATAAGAGTGAACGTGAAGCAGCCAAAGGTCGCGTATCTTCATCGAGCAGCTTCATTTATATACGAAGAGTTACATGGGCGCCAAGGCAAAAACCCAAGAATGCTGACAGACCCGCTTTTCTTTGAGTTACTCAAGTCCGACGCTGAACCTTTTCGTCTGGATACGCTTGGATATGAGGTCGAGGTCAGGCCCGCGATGATTGGTTGTATTTTAGCTGTGGACGTCTGCGAATGAGCAAGAGAGATATAACAATCAGGGTTACCCAAGACTGCCGATTTAATGTCGCCGGGCTGACAGTTGACACGCTGGAGGAAGCGTTTGACCGTTATGATAAAAAAGAGAAACGACCGAAAAGCAGGGACAACTGGTATTACATAGATGGAGAAAAGCGGTATATTAGGGCAGGTAATGAGCTTATATATGTCGATATGGCCTGGCCTGGTAATCGCGAGTTTGTCACAGGTGTTGCTAGTGACATAATAAGACTGCAGAGAGCACATAATGTAAAGAAAGGAATGGGACGTGAAGCGCTACAAATTATTAAAGGATACGCCAACCATTAAAGCTGGCACGGTCTTTAAAGAAGTGGTTAGTGATGCTGTTTACGTTTTGATGGCACCACTAAAAGTGGCTTTAGACTGAAAGACGGTAAGAAGATTATCTTAAGGGGTAGTTAAGATAATATCATCAACTAAACCACTAATTTTGTGGACATGAGAAAGGAGATGCCAATGATTTACGGAGTAGAAGTTATGCAAACAGTTAGAGGAACTATCTTTGTTGAAGCTGATGACTATCGAGAAGCAGAAGAGGCTGCTAATAAATATATCCAAGAGGGGCCAAACGTCGCAACCATCAATTTTGACGAGATTTGGGATTATAATGTCGGGGGCTCGTTAGAGGCGTCAGATGATGAGGTTGGTGATGCAGAGGTTATCAAGGCGGAGGATGTGTTATGACAAACAATGGGTACTATCCTAAAAAGCTGATTTACGTTAGTAATGGTGGCTATAATACCAAAGCGATACTAGTATCTTCGCCAGACGAATACGCCGATGTAATATTTGAAACCATAGAACTTGGTGGCGGCGTCTTTGAAGACAGATATCGTCAAGTAGCCGCAGCTTGTGGAGCGGAGTTTATCAATATTAATAACATCGAAGTCATAGAGACCGACCAGCCGACAAATAACGAGGGCGAAAATGACAAAAAGTAATAGAGAATCAGCCCAAACTGCTGTAATCGCTTTTCTGAGTTTATTAGTTTTTGCTCTACTACTTGGGCTAAGCTCCAGTATCAGCAGCTACGATTTTGATAAGCAATCTGAGTTGTCGGCTCGCTGCAGGTCTATGGGTGGGCAGATTGGAAATAACAAGTGTTTTAAGAATGGGAGGGAGATATGACAAAACTAAAACTCAATGACGTAGTACAGTTCAATGAAAACCACAAATGGTGTGGTGCTTTGGGAATCGTAAATGAGGTCAAAGAGCTCGAAAATGATACAAAATATCTGATTGGCGTGCCGATTCTCGAAGCAGCTAGTGTCAGCACTGCCTATATTTTCGTTATGGCAAGCGAGATGGCACTAGAGCGAATTGGCGTGGCGGAGTTAGGAGTTGATGTATGCGAGAATTAAAATTTAGAGCCTGGGACAACCTAGAAAAAAGAATGCGCAAAGTAGTGTCCTTACATTGGCAAGGTGACAAGCTCGTATCGGCAAAGCTTGAGGGCGACAATGAGCCAATTCCGATTAAGGGACGGTTAGAAATTGAGTAGTATATAGGACACGAGGCGGAGGCTTGCACGCCTGTTTATGGGGGCGACGTTGTAACCCTGTACGATAATCAATTTTGTGAGGATTTAGGCGTTGGAGTGGTCGAACATTCTTGCTTTGTAATGGTCGATAAAGACGGTAAATATATAGAGGCAGATATGTCTCGCGATTTGAACAATGTTCTGGGTAATATTCACGAAAACTCTGAACGACTGGAGGAGAAATGAATAAATCTGGAATGACGCGGTGGCTGTTTTTTGTGAAAAAAGCGGAGAAGAAATGAAAGACTTAGAATACATAGAACAATATATTAAAGATAGAGAATGTGATACACCTGAACTCGCCATCTCATGCAGAGTTATGTTTGAGGGAAAAATTAAATACCGTGCTAGGTTTCTTATGGTTGATACAGAAGATAACGATGGCACCGATTTCGTGCGAGCTGAGGGTAGCAGTCTAGAAGAAGTCGTAGGTAAGATTGCGGGATATCTAAAAAGTGGGAAACATTACAAAGATGGGAGATGTCTATGAAATTGCAGTTTGTAGGAGATAAACCTCGAGTGTTTCAAGGAAGTGATGGTGAGGAGTTCGATACAGAATATCATCTAATATACAGAATTTACGGAGTGTATTATCACCCTGACTCGGGACGTGGTGGCACATGGGTAATTGTATCCGAGGAAGACCCAGGTTTTGCTATTGAATATGATTCAGAAAAGGAATTATTTGAAGACTGGGTGGTGGTTGAGGCAACGCTGGACGAGATAAAGAGCTCGGTTAAACTTGTAGGATAAGGAAGAGGAACTGAGAGATGAATATCAGAATTAGATTACCAATCACAATTGTCAGGACAAAACATCTTGAAGAAATGAAAAGAGCTTTCGAGCAGTGCAAGTCCACTATAGAGCTAGAAAAAATGCGACTAGACCAATGTAGAGAACAACTCGACAGCTACATCAGACAAAAGTCTGAAAACATTATCAAGCATCATATTTGTAAAAGCTGTTTAACTCTTGTAGAGCCAGGAGGTGGGGTGTTTGGGGCTGTGGGCAAGGAGGAGTCTGCTCTGTGGCGTGAAAAATGTTGGAAAACTAAAACTAAGAGTGGTGAAATGTGAGATATAAAAATAAGACCCCACTTAATTGTGAGGTCTTTATTTTATGCCTTAAGTTAGCTCTGGCGATATTCTCCAGCTTTTTTACCAGCAACACCGGCGGCTGTGATAAGCCCTGAGCCAACAAGCCCAATCTTGAACACGCCCTCGGCGATGCCGTCAACTCCACTAGTGACAAAGCCAATTGCTCCGCCACCCAGAGCGGCCAATAGAATAAGCCCCACCTTGTCCCAGTGCTTCTCGTTTAGCTCCTGGCCAAGTTTTACTAACGCAATAACAGCAAGTGATAATATTGATTCCATTATTTGTCTCCTATTTTAAATATGCCCTTCAGAAGCCGTGTAAGCTCCTGTAACAGCTTTTTAATGTCTTGTAGTAGAGTTGTAGTGTCTTTGTCCAAAGACCCCTCAGAGGGCTTCTCATGAGCTTGTGGAGGCATCACCTCTGGTTTCTTTTCTTTCTCTGGCGCTGGAGCAGGGATTTCGCTAAGAGCGTCTGATGCAATACCCCAGTCTCGGCCGCCGTCGGTTGACGATTTGCTACGCAGGTAGGTCTTACCCTCCCACACCGCCTTGGTTCGGAAGTCGATATCAGTTCCCTTTTTAATCACCGCGCCAACATTTCTCTTATTAACAAGGTCATAGACATATAAGTCTGTTGTGGCCCTTAGGTGGCGCGGGCTCTCCATCGCAACCCAGGTTGGCTTTGCGGGTGCTGGAGCAACCTTATTACGAACATTGCCCCAATCATCATCTTTGCTAACCTCTTTGGTTGCTGCAATTCGCTCAAGACGGTCGAGGTCATAATTACCTGGACAACTTGTAGACACAAACTGCCTATGAGGAACTAACGGCAGATACCCGTAGATACTACGTAGCTGAGCTATAACCTCAGCGACGACATCATAATCTTCATCACGACACCGAGGGTCGCATTCAATCGAGATTGTGTATGGGTTCGCAGAGTTGGTGGCCCACGATGCGTCCTCTAAGTCGATGATACAGGCGGCGCGTCGCCCTGTACCCGTTGCTACAATGTGTGCTGAACTATTTCCATTCGGGCGGCAGAGGTAACTCACAACCCCCTCGTAAGACGGGTTGTTGCTTGGGTCTCCCCACCAATGGATAGCGATAGCCTCAATTGTCCGTGGTCGGCCCCATGTCGCATATACATTTGCTGCTGCTGTATAGTTTGGGCTATTCCATTGTGTTTCCCAACTAAATGCCATTATTGTTCTCCTTTATTTTAGACAGCTCATATTCTAGGGCTGCAATTCTTTTATTTTTCTTGTCTAGCTCAACCAACAGAGCATCAAGTCTGGCCTTTGTTCTGTTATGGTCCTCACGCTCTCTGTTAAGGTCGTTGGTGAGGGCTACAATCTGACGCTCGAGACTATCCTTTTCGGTACGGAGCTTGCTAATCTCGTCGAATAGAAAGTCAACCTGTTGGATTAGTGTCTCAACCTTTTTGTCAGTCTCATGAATCTGCGTCACAGACACCGCCTTGTCGGCTGCTTCCTCGC